GTGAGAAACTTCCATGAACATTGCTGAAGTGGCCACGGCTTCTTCGAATCGAAGTGGATTTAGTAATCAGGTTCCGGGTGCTGCCATAAACCCGGCAGCGATGATAGGGCTGTCCCTATCTTTGGATCTTTATGTTTCACCGATTCTGGTGAAACGCTTAGGTCCAAGGCGAAAAGAAAATCTTTCTGCTCGCCAGTGTCGCATTAAGGAGATTCTTCCTTATGGACTTTCCAATGACGTTATAGCAAAGCTGGCGTCGATGGAGTATGAGAGACTTAAACGAGTCTCAAATACAGTTGAGGTGATTAATGATTGTTTGATCACATCCTCCCCCGATTTTATCAGGACTTTCCATGATAAACCCGAGTATGCTTCACTTATAAAGTGGGCATATTCACTAGCGACTCACAGTGTGAGCAGTGTAGTAAAAAACTGGAAACAGTTTGCTACCGTGCTAAGGCACAAGGCCCTAAAGTCACAGACCGCAGAACCAGAGTTTCCTCTGGATTTGCCAGGTTTTGGACATGAAAGAAATGACATGTCATTACCGGCTTTTTGGGTTAAGTTGTTGCCCTGGATGGAAACCATCTGGGATAACGGCGTTCCGAACAAATTTGAAGCCACACGGCTTCAACATTTTTGCTCCAGCAGAGGGTTTCCCGCTGCTGATAAGTCAAAAAGGAACGAATCGTTAGTAAACCATGTTGAAACTCTTTCAACTAGGTTTCCGATATCTGAAGATCGAAAAGCATTGCTTTTTCGGCTTTCGAAGATAATCGGAATGCAAATTAAGTCCAAGCGATCGGTAGATTACCGATCGGCTGGCCATCTATCACTAACCTCTTCAGCGAGTATTGACTCGCCTGTGAGGGAGGGTGGCAGAGCAGCAGAAATCGGAGTAAAATTCCGAATCTGGTGTAATGAGCTTGTATTAAACGAGGTGGACGGTCAAACATGGTTTGGCGTACCATACCGCACGATAATCGGGCGTCCTCGTTGGGCTACTATGTGCCGGAATGAAATCATTCCGTACGTAGAAGGTGAGTCTGATCTTCCTGGCGAAAGTGCCGAGGATATGGAACTGGATTTTGAAAATTTCAAGTATACAGATCCGATCATAGCTCTTGATGAAACCACCGGGTATAGAATATACCAGTGGGCTATCGAGGAAGGTATTCGGCAAGGTATCCTTGCCGGCACTCCTTATGTCAGTGATGATGTTCTTCGTCCGACGGGCAATTACCCGTCGATCAGAGCGTCTGCCATCGGGGAACCCGGTGACAAGGCTAGAACCATCACAGTTGACGAGGATTGGTTGACAGAATTTCTGCAACCTTTCGCACATGATTTGTTAGGTGAATTAAAAACACACCCATCCGTCACGGCGGGACTCTCCCGCGCGTGGCAACATTTCGAGTGGGTTAAGGGGCTGCGAAACACAGTTCCTTATCCTAAAGGTACAACCTACTATCTTAGTAGTGACCTTAAGACGGCTACAGATTTCTGTACCCATGAGTACTCCAAGTCAATGCTTGAAGGGCTCGACGCCGGTTTGGACAGAACCTGTCCACTGCGGCGTGCATGCATTTATCTCATCTGTGGTCCTCGAGTTTATGAGGACCCCATTGTTGGTGATGAATTTACTACCGTAAGAGCTTGCCTAATGGGCACTCCAGGTGTAAAAGCAGTTCTGACTATGCACAATCTTTGTGCAGAGTTAGAGGCAACATACAGACATTGTCTGGGTATGTACCATGCGTCCGATCGCGATTTGTTAAACGCGATTCGGGCGTCAAAAGGTCCGCCACTTTTAAAGTGGAGGCACTTTGCCTGTTCGGGTGATGATCACACCGCGCAGGGTCCGATTGAATATCTTAGATGTATTACATCTAACCATATCAAGAACGGTATGAAGGTCTCAGAACCACAGAACTTTATAAGTTCGTTCGGGTCCTACTACTGCGAGGAAATGTTCCTCACGGTAGGCCTCGAGGATCATGATATTTGGGGGGTGACCACACCACTCAAAGATCGTG